ATCCAGACAAAATCAAAAACCGTCAACAAGACTTCACTGATATGTGTGTGTTTTATTGTCTAAAAGAATACTTGTTGCCCAAAACTGCTGACTTTGGTATAGAAGAAAGCAGTGAAGTGCAAAAAATCAGATACTATGACAACAAGTTCACTGAATATTTCAATGAACTGTTGGCTATTGCTGATTGGTATGATTCAGATGGTGATGGCACAGTGGAAAGCGGAGAGCAAATGACATCATTTAGAAAAACACGTAGAACACGTGGTAATTCATATGTGACAAGGATTAGATAATGACTACTAGATCTACATTGTTAAGCCAAATCACAACTAACTTAACTGGTAGTAATGTGAGTGTTAGCCAAGAATTACCTTGGTTAGCAGATGGTGTTGAACTTTACAAAAAGAATAAAAAACATTTTTATCTCAGTGAAGAATCAGAAAGTAGAGAAGAATTTATCAAAACACTTGACAAAAGTGATGTTGAAGAAAAAACCATAACATTGAATGGATATTTGGTAGTTGATGCCAAAAATCAACCAGGCGATATAACAAGTGTGGTCGCCAATATTATGTCTGCAAACAGTAGCATCACAAACACTATTGATAATAGTGTGAGTTATGAAACAACGTTTGAAGGGGATGATATAATTTACACATTTGAATATAACTTTATTACTATAACATAGAGGAGAAAACAATGGCAGTGATAAACGTAAGTGCTGGTTCAGAAGCCGTACTTCATCTTAGTGCAACATCAGCCGCTGAGGCTAACGTTGCGGCTAATGCACTCGTTGTTCCTCAAATGCAGGATATAACCATCAACAACACAGTTGGTGTGTTTAGATTTAAAACTCTAGACAATACTGCTGAATCGGCTGTGACTATTCCAGCAACAAACCAAATCGCACTTAACTGTGTGGTTGACGAAACAGCATTTTTTGGCACCGGAACAGGTGGCGATGATGATGCTAAAGAAAACGGTTTGTTTGGCGTAGCAAAAAACAAGACACTAGTATACTTCAACGTATACTTAAATGGCACAGATTCAACTTCTAGATTTATTTCAGGAAGTGGATATGTTGCTGGTCTTGCACCGACAGTTAATATGGATAGTCCTGTTTGGGTAACACCTTGTACAATTGAAGTAGATGGTGATTTAACTGAGCATACAGTACCATAAACAAGTTATGTAAGTGTGCCTTTCGGGGCACACTTACTTTTTTGAGGTAAATACAGTTATGAAACAAACAACAAAACAAAAAGCAATTGAATGGCTTAAAACTGCTAAAAAAGGTGATAAGTTTTCAATTGACACAGTTCCTCACAGCAAAAAACAGATAGAGGAACTATTAGGTATAAAGGTAGAAAAAGATGCAGATATGGGACAAACATCCGACCAAGGACATAGTGAAGAGTTTGGAGTCGGAGTTAGCGAAAGCACAGAATGAATTAAACTGTGCTAAGAATGATTTACAAAAAATAACAAACAGAGTAGCATTTTGTTTAACTGCTATTCACAGTTTGAAGAAAAGAGATATAGAGGAATAAGATATGCAGTTAGAACAATTAGCAGTCAAACCAAAACTAATCAAATTGACCATTTCTGAACCAAAAATTGTAGAAAAATATGGTGAAGAATTGGATTTTTACGTCTATGACAGGCAAAAACTGGATGTGTTTGCAAAAATGGCACACATCACAGAAGAAAATGCCATGCAATACACAGAATTACTCACAGACATGATCCTAAATGAAAAGGGAGAACCTGTTATGAGTGATGATAAGATATTGCCAATAGATGTGCTCACAGAAGCAATGAAATTGATTGGTGATGTGTTGGGAAAGTAGCAAGCCACACAGTTGATAGCACAAAACCCGCTACCCAGTGGCTACTGCTGATAGATGCATTGGCAAGAACATATGGTTATTTGCCCAGTGAAGTGCTATCAAAAGCAGACACATTTGATTTGATGGTGTTTGATGTGAGTATGGCTAATCAAGAAATTGAAACAGCCAAAGCAAACAACAAACCAATACCTTCTAAATATTACAAAAATGAAGATTTAGAAGCAAAATTAAGAAAGGTAAGAGAAAAAAGTGGCATCAATCAAAATTAACAAAAAACAAGTAGATGACTTGTTTGACACAGTTAAAGAATTACCAGGCTATGTGTTGGAAGAAGGTTATGATTATTTTAAACGCATAACACCAATCAGAAGCGGTAATGCCAAAAGAAAAACAGTGTTGAAAAAAGGCAAACAGTTTGATACCAGAAGCAACAAAATTCATGCTGATTATCCATATGCTGGTAGATTGGATGAAGGTTGGAGCAAACAGGCAAGAAGAGGAATGACTGATCCCACTTATGAACAAATGAAAAAATTTACCGATGATTTCATAAGGAAGAATTTTTAAATGGCTAAAAATATTGAAGTTACATTAACCTTAAACACCAAAAAGTTTAGTGGTCAATTAGCAAGTGCTGAAAGACAAATGAAAGGTTTTGGTGGCGGCGCCAATGTGGCAAAAGGTTCTATAATAGGTTTAGCCGCAAGATTTGCTCCTTTAGCCGCAGGTGCTATAGCAGTAACATCAGCGTTCAAAGGATTAGGCGCAAGTGTAGGAGCCGCAAGACAGATAGAAGACCTAGGTGTTGTAATGAGAAACATTGTAGGTGATGCTGAAGGTGGTGCACTAGCACTTGAACAAGTTAGAAAAATAGCAACAGAATTGCCATTTGCATTTGAAGAAATTGCAGGTGCAACTCCAGCATTAGCAACAGTTTCAAAAGATCTAAAAGAACTAGAAGACAACACAAGACTAGCCGCAGACATTGCCGCGTTAACAGGACTCAGTTTCCAAGATGCAAGTAGTCAATTACAAAGAGCATTCAGTGCTGGCGCTGGAGCGGCTGACATGTTTAGAGAAAAAGGTATTCTGTCAATGGCAGGATTCCAAGCAGGTGCTACATACAGCATAGATGAAACCAGAAAGAAATTACGAGAGTTTGGTAGCACTATTGAAGGTACTGCTTTACAATTAAACCAAACATTTAGTGGTGCAGTGTCTCAAGCAGGCGACAGAATGTTTCAATTCCAAACTGCTGTAGGTGATGCTATACTACCAGAGTTCACAGCATTCATTAATGAAATGGTCAGTATATTTGACAACAACAAAGAATCTATTAATGCATTTGCAAAAAGTTTAGGTGAAGGTATAGTTAATGCTTTTTACAGTATATTAGAAGTTGGTGCTGTGGTAGTTGATTATTTCTCAATGCTGTTTAGTGCATTGAAATCAGTTGCAACATTTGTAAATGAAAAGTTTGGTGATGTATTTTACACAGTGTTTAATAGTGTTGCTAAAATTATAGGTGGTGTTGTAGAAGCAGTAGCAAAATTGGGTAAAGCCGTAGGGTATCTAATTGAATTAGCAGGTGGCAGTGATGATGTTACAAAGTTTTTTGAGAATATTGAAAATGCCGCAAACAAAGTGAGAACTGGTGGAATAGAAAAACTCGGTGAAGCACTTGATGATGCTTTTACTGCCGTGCCAGTTACAACAGCACAAGATTTTGTTGCTAAATTGATTGCTGACATGGAAGCCGCCGGCATAAAAGTAGATGAATACAAAGAAAAACAAAAAGAATTATTAAAAAATGCTGAAGATGTAGGATCTAGAGCTATTAAAGCATCTGGAAATGCAATCAATGAAAGTTTAGCAGATTATAAAACAGCACAAGAAGAATTATTAAGCACATTCAGTGGTGCAGTGGAAAAATTAGGAGATGATCTAGCCACAGCAATGTTAGAAGGTGGCAACATCATGGACAGTTTCAAAGACATGTTCAAAACAATGGTCAAAGAAATGATAGCACAAGCATTGAGACTGGCAATCATACAACCAATATTGAGTTCTATATTTGGAGCATTTGGTTATGGATTAAGTTTCACAGGTTCAGGTGGTATAGCAAAAATGTTCAAACTGCCAGCACAAGCAACTGGTGGTCCAGTTATGAAAAACAGACCATACCTTGTTGGTGAGATGGGACCAGAAGTGTTCACACCCCATGGAGCAGGCACAATATCAAATGCCGCTACCTCAATGGGCATGGGCGGTGGTGGTGTAGTCAACTACAACATTCAAGCAGTAGATGCCATGAGTTTCAAACAGTTAGTGGCAAGAGATCCTGAATTTATATACAATGTGACCAGAATTGGTCAGAGGAGGATGCCAGCATAATGAGCATACAAACAATTATAGATACAGCAACTTTTATCACAATAGATAAAAGAAAATTAGCCAGTCAAACAATATCCAGAAGTGGTAGACTGCTAAGTGCTGAAGTTACATCAGCAAGACCTTACAGATTTGTAATTGGTGTGCATGAAGGTGGCAGTTATTCAAACAGCAGAGCAGTATTAGAAGAATTAGATAGATTAGATATCACCACAGAAGAAAACATAGACATT